TGCGCGATCCGTACAGCAACAAGCCGTTCGTCACCTTCTACGCCACGCGGCGAGTCGGCGGCTGCGTCAGTGACTCGGAGGCGATCAAGCTGATGAAGTTCGCGACGGCCTAAGTTCCTGAAAAATCGGGGCAGCCGACAAAGGGCTGCCCCGTAGTTCAGGGAGGATGCCGAACCGGCCGGGGGGCGCGGGGTCGGCATGGCCGGTGCCCAAGGGGGAGGCGGGCAGCGGCTGTCGGACTCTCTGCGCGCCAACTGTGACGCCCGTGTGTCGAGCTTGTCGCAACTTGTATCGGTGAAGGAGAATTCATGATGAGCGGGACGAAGGAGGCCATGCCCCTTGCGACCGTGACGGCGGCGGCGGGCGCGGTGCGCGCATTGCTTCGGCTGGAAGAGGGCAATGAAGCGGCGCTGGTCGAGCGCGTGGCGGGCGTTGCGCTGGGACTGGCCGAATCCTTTTGCGGGCAGATGCTGATTCAGCGGTTGGTCGAGGAACCGATGCCGGGATCGGTAGCGTGGCAGGCGTTGGCGGCGACGCCGGTCGTGACGATCCTGTCCGGCGGGGAAAACGCGATCGACCGGGACGGGCGCGGCTGGGTTCGCATGCAGGAGGCCGCGACGGTGCGCTATCGTGCAGGCCTGGCCGAGGCTTGGGACAGCCTGCCGCCCGAGATCGCACATGGCGTGGCGATCATGGGGGCGCATCTGTTCGACAATCGCGATGCCGCCGCCGTGCCGCCTGCCGCCGTTGCCGCACTCTGGCGGCCCTATCGGCGGATGCGGCTCGACGGGCCGAGGCGGGCATGACCGCGCGTGAGGCACTGCGGGCCGGATTGATGACCGCGCTCCGCCCCGCGCTCGCGCCGCTGGGGGTGGCCCTGTTCGATGTGGTGCCGGTGCGGGCGAGCGTGCCGCAAGCCGTGCTGGGCGAGCCGAGCGACAGTGATTGGGGCGCGGCGGGAATCGAGGGGCGCGAGCTGCGCGTCGCGCTGACCCTGACCGATGAGGGCGAACAGCCCCGACGGCTGCGCGCCTGCGTCCAGGCGGCTGAGGCGATCGGACTGGCAGAGATTCTAGCGGACGGGTGGCGGGTGGCGGGGCTGAGCGTGACCGCGACCCGCATGGCGAAGACGGGCGCGCGCTGGACCGCGAGCGTCGAATGGCTGTAGGGGGTCATGAACTGTCACATCGTGGGGCGGTGGGATTGGCCGGGCCATTCTGGGCTATGCTGGGATGGGAATGGCTGAAAATCGGGCTTTTCGGAGGCTGACCGTCTAAGTGTCACGGGTGTGACAGTTCGAGGCTCTGAAACGGGTTTTAAACGCCAGTTCAGTCCTTGCGCAGGTCGCGATGTGACAGTTCCTGTCCATTAGTTACCCAGGCTCACCTTCTGACTCTGCGGGATAGTGGCGACCGCCACCGCGACCATAGCTGACATCAGGTGGACCCCCTCGGGTGAGGTCTGCGGCCGCATGGCCGTCCCGGCGGGGATGACCACAGTGCTGGCGCTGGTCGTCACGGTGTAAGGCCCCGTTCCCGTCACGGCCAATACTTGCAATGCCGCACCGCCTCCTACCAGAATATCGGCAAGGCGGGGCGCGGTCGCCGTCTGGAAAGAGGTGTAGGCGGTGCTACCGTCCGTGCCCGCCTGCGCAGCGAGTGTGTAAGTCTCCGGGATGGCGGGCCAGGTGCCGGGATAGGCCGCATCAAACCACGCCGCCCGAGTGTCGATATAGCCGGATGTCCGGCCACCGGCACCCGCTTGCTTGAATGCCTCCAGCTGCGATTTATTCCCGTTCCCCCAGCCATTCGTGATCGTGGCCCACTCATTGTATGTGGCCCAGGTCTGGCCTTGGCGGCTCGTGAAAAGGTCTGTCGAGGTGGTCCGGGGAAAAGTCCCGGCGGGTACGACTTTGATGCCAGGATAACGCGTTTTGAAGCGGTCCACCAATATGCCCCAGTTGTTCTGCATGGTCGCAGCCGAAGCGTTGGTGTCGTTCTGGCCAAGCTGGTCGATCGCCACGCTGAAGGGCAGAGCCGATCCGGCGTTAAATCCAGCCGCTTGGTCGACCACCTGCCATCTCAGCAGTGCGTTCGTCGTCAGTTCGCGGACCGACCCGGCACCGGGGCAGCCCATCATCATGAACGGCACGCGCCGATAGGTCTGGTCGTCCACATCCAGCCATCGCCTTAGCCACCCCAAATTGCCCCGCGCGTCGGCCTCGGCAGCAAATTCCTGTCGGGCTTCACCGATCGAGTCCACCATACAGATGGCCACCGGGCGGCCGTCCCAGCCACGCGCAACGGTCAAGTCAGGTCCATAGTATGCGGGCATCGACTGGCCGAAGCCGGTATCCAGCGAGGCCGTCGAGGCGGTCGCGGGCGCGGCGAGCATCGGCGTCAGGCTGGCGGCATCGGTTGCGCCCCACACGCGTTCGCCGCGCGCCGTCTGCACGCGATAGACCGGAATTTGCTTTTCCCCGGCCGCCGTGTGGTAAAGCGTGTAGACCGCGACGCTGGCCTCGGGCGGGACGCTGACAGTCGGCTCGTCGGTCCATGCGCCGACATTGCCGCTGGCGATCGAGACGCCCGCCTGCCCGCCGAAGGTCAGAGGGATCGCCGCCGCACCGTTCACACTGATCCAGACGCCGTCGATCAGCATCGCGTTGCCCGGCAGCACGGTTTCCTGCGGGCTGTTGCTGCCTTCGGTGCAGGCGAAGCCGGAGAAATGAAATCGGGGATTTGTGACGACATGGGTCGGCGACGCCAGCACAATCCGCGTCATCACGTATGGCGTGGCAGAAGCTGCCGTCACCAATGCCCCGGACGGAAAGCGCGACCGGGTCGACCAGAACATGAAGCGGCTGGCATCGACGACGGGCGTCGGCACCCAGGATGGCGGCACGAAGCCCGGCACCTGCCCGCCGCCCAGGCCTTCGCGGAGGATCCACCGCGACATTATGCGGGCACCCGCGACAGGCTGGCGAAACACCCCGTCGTCCCGGACAGGCTAACGCGCACCTCGGCACCCGAGCCAAAGGCGAAGCCCGACCCGGAGGTCGTATCGGCAGTGGTTCTGGTCGTCATCGCCAGCCAGGTGGTGCCGTCCGGCCCCTTCACCTCCAGCTTGACCGAGCCATAGGCCGAGCAGGTCTGGGAAAAGACATAGTCGCCGCCATACAGCTTCACCGACGCGGCGGCGGTGTTGCGATCGGCAAGCTGGAACGCCTCACGCACGCCGCCGACCGGCAGCGGCGTTGCAGGCGTAACGGGCGTCGCCTTCTCGCCGATCGCGCCGAAGGCGATGGCGGTCTGCGGTGTCAGCGCGCCGGGCGCAGCGATGGGCTTGGTCGTCTGGGCGAGAATGGCGCTGGGCGCGACCAGCATGGCGGCGACAAGGACGCCGACGCGACGGGGTGACATGAAAACGGCTCCTTTGCGAAATGCCGGGGTCGAGCATGGCGCGCAGGAGACGGCTTGTCGGGGGGCGCTGGCGCGCCTAAATAGAGACAGCGTCGCGCGTTACACGGTGAAACTGACGGCCGTAGGACCGGAGCAATCCGGGATCGCTTGCGAGGGAATGTCAGACCTCGCCGCGCGACGCACCCCCTACCATATCGGCAGTTCGAGAATGGCGGCCAGCTCCTCCGCCTGCAAAACGCGCAGGGCGATAATCTGGAGCAGGCTGACCTGCGGACGCAGGCGCAGAATGACCGTCCGCTCCCCGACGGTGCGCACCAGCAGCGCGTCGTCGCCATCGCGGAGGACACGGTCCGGCGTTGCGGTGAAAAGAGTCAGGTCCTCGATATTGCCAAGGATCGCGGGCAGGTGATCGCGGGTAACGCGGGCGATGCCCTGCGGAGCGCCCAGGAAGCGCCGCAGATCGTCGGCCAGGGCAAGGGCTGGCGCTTCCCCCATGCGTTCCACGACCGCTGCGAAGCGGTCGGACCGGACAAAAGCTTCGAGCGCGGCTTGTGTCGCGGGCAGATCCGCCTTCGCGGCTTCGACCAAGGCCTGGATCGCAGATCGGCCATCCTTGCGCGTGGCATCCGGTCCCAGCCGGCCAAGAGCTGTCGTCGCGGCAAGTTGCGGTCCGCTGGTCGTCGGCTGGGCCTCGACGATGACGGCCCCGCCAACCCGCAAGCCCTTGTTGATCTCGCGGGCGAGATGCCGCTCTTCGCCGATACGGAAGCTTTGCAGATACATTTCATCGCGCGAGGAGGTGACCTTCACGACCGCGCGCAAATAGCGATCCTCTTGCAGCTTCCACAGGACGATATGCTGATCGCGGTCGCGCATGATGTGATCCGGGGTCGCACCGACAGCAGGTAATTTGCGATAATCGAGGGTCGTCAGGTCGGGATGCCCCTCGCTGCGGTCCGTCTTGCCGAGCTGCTTGGCGTAGCTGTCGCTGGACAGCACGACGACATGATTTTTCGCCCCCAGCGCGGTGCGCGCCTCGTCGCCCAGGACCATGATTGGAAAGACGCCGTTCGGCTCGGCCAGCGTCTCCAGGAAGGCGTCCGACTTCACCAGATCGGTCAGCACCGTGCGCGCCGCCTTGGGATCGATCGGGGCCATCGCCTCCAGCGAGCGGGTCGCCTTTTCGGCTACCGCCTGCATCCCGAAGACGCCGGGATTGTACGCAAAGCCGGGCCCGATGCCGACCGGCACCGCCTCGGGCTTGTCGGCACCTTTGCGCCAGAAAGTACGCAGCCGCCCGCCGACCTGTCCGTCCGCCGTCATCCACCCGATGCGGACCAACTCGTCGTCGGTCGTGACGCGGTAGCCCAGCCGATCCAGATCGGCCTGTGACAGCTGGCGCACCGAACAGCGGCACCCCCAGTCATTGGGCGGATAGAAGATCGCCCAGGCCGGATGATCGACGGGCAGGATGATGCGAAAGGGAAAGGCCGGGTCGTTGCCGCCCCAGCGCCGATGCAGCGGGCGCGTCCGGTCGTCGCCGATCGACACGTACATCAGGTACGGCCGGACATCCTTCATCTCCTGGATGCGCTTCCACCGCCCGGCCGCGCGGCTGATGCGCAGATTGGTGTCGTAGATGGTGCGCAGTCGTCGGCCGCCGATGAAGACGGGATCGGCGGTGCCGGTCAGCGCCTCATTCTCGACCATGCCCCACCACCCGGCCTTCTTCAGCTCGGGGACAAGGCCCGCCTTCCATTGCTCCAGCGTGCCGCCTTCGCGCATCACCGTGTCGAGCGACTGGCGGATGGTGGTTAGCAGGTCGAGGTTCGCGACCTTCGCGACGGTGAAGGCGCGGGCATGGTCGGCCTGCCACATCTCCGTCCAGTGGACGGTCGGGCGGAGCTTATCCCGCGCCTCGAATGCCGCCACCGTGTCGGTGGCGGGCATGTTGATGGTGGCGCGGAGCGTCGGGTCAGGCATTGGCCGCCCGTTTCACGGCATAGAACTGGGCGATGCGATTGCAGGCGATCTCGAAGTATTCCGGGTTAACCTCGCATCCGATGAACTTCCGCCCCGTTTGCAGCGCGGCCAGTCCGGTCGAGCCGGAGCCCATGAACGGGTCGGCGATCACCTCGCCACAAATCTCCAGCATGTCGGCGAGCAGGGCGACCGGCTTGCCCGCGACGTGATGCTTGCGCTCCGAATTGACGGCGCGGCGAAATACGCCGGGCGCGCAGGTGCCCGCATCGGCCATCGGCCCGTTACTTCCCCAAACCAGATATTCAGCTTGGTTGCGGTAGCGCCCGCGCTGGGGACGTGCGCCCTCCGTCTTGTCCCACACGGCCAAACCGCGCCAGACCCAGCCGCCCGCCTGGATCGCGTCGGCCGTCGTCGGAAGCTGCCGCCAGTCGGTGAATGCTCCAAGGATCGCGCCAGGGCGGGCGATTTCCCGCGCGAGGCCTGTCCAGATCGCCGACCAATAGGCGTAGCCGCGCTGGTCGCGGTTATCGCCGCTGAACTCCGGGTAGAGGTGGCGGGACTCATGCCCCTGATATTTGATCGTCGTCCGGCTGGTACGATCGCCACGGAACAGGCCGCCCGAACTGTACGGCGGATCGGTCAAAACGCCGTCCACTGCCGGGAGCTGGGGCAGAACGGACAGGCAATCGCCCAGATAAAGGGTGGCATCGCCGATGGTTTCGACACGGATCAAGAAAGCACCTCGTAAAATTCGATGTCGTGGGGCTGGCGGGTCAGCGACCAGCGGCATCCGGTGCGGCCATCGGCGGGCCAGCCGCCGGGCACGCCGAAGCGATCACCGTTGCGCAGCGTGCCGGTGACACGCTTGCCGATGGCGTCATTCGGGATGCGGCCGGGGTTGCTCTTCACAACAGCCCCTCGGCCTGGGCTTCGCGATACTCGTCGCGAGCATCGGCGAGGCGGTCCTGGAACCAGTGCCAGGCGTAGTCGGGGCCGACATCGTCGGTCGCCAGCGAGTAGAAGCGTAGCGCCAGCGCATCCGACCGCTTGAGTGTCCCCGGCTTCCAATTCCGATCTAGAAAGGCCTTCGCCTTGTCGAGCTGGACCTTCATCTGGTCGAGCTGGTCGTCCCAACGCTGGCGCACGGCGGCGCGAAGGTCCCAGCCGGTCAGCCAGTACCGAACCATGGCGCGCGGGCATTCGGGCGGCGGCCGGTCGCGGCTGGGCGCGACCCAGCCCAG